TATCACCAATAGGAGCACACAAACCACCACAAAAATCATCAAAAATGTTGCCATTATCGTGACCTCCATCATTATTTTTTCCTGTATTATAGCACATTTGAAATGTGTTTACAAATAGTTGTCATTGCTTTTCAATAGTTGTGTTTTTGCTTATTTTTCTGTAAAATCATTTCCATTAATTGCTATCGTTTTTTAAAATCGTATTCATCATCGTATTCATTTTCATACTCATATTTGCCCGTATAGTTGAGAAAGTGTCAGTTTATTTCTAATAGTTTACAAAAGGAACAGTAAGTAATTTCACTGTTTTTATTTTTTTCGAAATAGAAAATAGTGGACCTTAAAAAAACCAGCATTTAAGCTGGTTGATTAAAATTCTAACAAATCACTTTCTACGACTGCCTCAAGTGCTAGAGATTTTTTCCCTTTATCTTCAAAATCAATAGTGATTGTGTTGTCTTTGATTCCTGTTACTTTACCAGTTCCAAATGATGGATGTTTAACTGTTGAACCTACAACGTCTTTGTGAGACTCAATCCATTCCTTGACTTTCTCATTTTCTTCTTTCTCTTGAAGAAGACCTGACTGTTTCATCAATTCAACTACCTCAAAATACCCGTTTAAATAAGTTGGTTTGAAATCAGAACCTGTAGATAATTCTGAGCGTTTTACAGGTTCACCCAAGCCTAGCATTAGCTGAATAGCTTTCAAAATAACATCATCAGAGACATTACGACTGTCAAGCTGTCCGCCAACTGCATCACCGTAAACGCCATAGAAATGGCCATCTGCTACATCGTGACCGTAAATATCCATGATATTACTTGTTTCACAGTTGCAATAAACTGCTCCAGCTTCGTTTACAATAGCATATACTACATCGTTATTTTTAATTTCTTCAAGTAGTTGTTTTGCGTTTTCCATTTCTAGCTCCTCTGCATAATTTGTTAATTTGATAGCATTTTCTAAACTCATTTTTTCGATTGGAGTTTTGCCTGTGACCCATCTACTGATTGTGGTGTCACTAATTCCAGTAGCTTTAGAAATTCTATAAGCTGTTACCGTCTTTAGTAATTTTTGAATTTTGTTAAAATCTGCTTTACTCATTTTTTATTATCTCCTGAATACAAAGCAATAGCGATTGCCAAAATTGCTACAAATAAAATAATTTTCATCTTGATTTTTCTCTAACTTTCTTATACAATGAAAGGTAAGGAGAGCTTTCGCTCTCTTACCCTTTAGCGATTATCTCTTCCTGCGTCTGGTAAACTTGGGAGCGATTTTCGCTTTTTTATTTTGCTCTTTTAGTACCTTGTACCAAGAGCGACTCTCTTTTGAGATTGCTACTGCAATCCCTATTGCAACTGTGACTCTTGCTAGCCACTCGTCTATGTTGTCCATTTGTATCACCTCCTTACATTATTTATTATACCGCATTACGATGCGGTAGTCAAGTATTTTAACAAAGAAATTTAAACTTTTTTCATTCTGAAACTACTTTCGGAGCAATTTTGTTAACATCAACAAAACTGGCAACCAAGGGCTTTATGAAGCTATTTGTTGACTTCAACAAGTCATTTTTTCAGGCAAACCATTTATTTTGCTACCGACATTGATGTCGGTTGGTTAGATGTTTTCTTGATTTAGACAAACAAAAAAACCGCAAGCCTGAGCCTGCGGTAGATACACATTTTAGAAAAGTTTTCCTTTCATTTTATTTTTTTAAAATTATTTAGTGGTAATGAGCCCTTCTGGCTCAATTTCAAATTCTGGCTTGTCTGCCATTGTTCCGTCTGGTTTGAGGTAGTACCAGCCTGTTCCGTCTGCTGATTGGACAAAAGCGTTAGATACCATGTTACCATTTTTACGATCCAGGTAGTACCAAGTCTGCTTATGCTTAATCCAGCCAGTGACCATCTTGCCTTCTTCATCGAAGTAATACCAAGCGTTATTGATACGAGCCCAGCCAGTGGCCATAGACCCTGAATCTGTGAACCAGTACCAAGCGTCATTGTAATTCAACCAGGTACTCCGCTTCATGAAACCTTTATCATCGAAATAGTACCAAGCGTCGTTGATTTTCTCCCATTTGTCAGCTGGGTATGAGCCGTCTTCACGAACCCACCACCAGCCGTACTGGTTCTGTTGCCAGCCTGTTTCAACCTCTTCAGGCGGCACGATATACCCAACGATTTCACTTACTGAACGCTCATTGTAGCGACAAGGGCCACCTACTTCCAAGTAGTTCCAGTTGCCATCGATATTCTGCTCAATCGTCTTAATGGTAGAACCATCTGAATCCTCATAAACAAGGCCTGTATGCCCGTAGTTGACACCGTCGCCTGCCACATAGGATTTGACAAAGAACCAACCAGCCTTTGGATAGTCAGCGTCATACACGACTTTTAGACCTTGTGAACGTGCTGATTCAAGCAGGTCATAAGCATTTCCCCAAAGCGTCACACCGTACCAATTACGAATCCCGTAACAAGGCACGTCGGCACATTGGAAACCATAGACTCCATCATTATCCACTCCATCGCCAGCATTGGCTTTATCGATGAAGAATTGAATCATTTCTTGTTTTTTAGACATACTTACTGTCCTTTCCATGCGTCGTTCATCTGCTTCACGGCTGACTCTACGAATACTTCAAGCTCTTTATCCGTCATAGTGACATTGTATTTTTTAAGTTCTGCAAGCATATGTACTTTAGCTTGCTCAAGTTTCTCCTCGCCCTTATAGCCAGTTTCAGAGGCTACTTGCTCAACGGCGTGGACTGCGTTTTTAGCTAGAATTTCAGCAATTTTCACCGCTTTTTCTCCACCTTTTTGCAAAAGGTAGTCTTTCACTGCTTTGATGATATTGCCTGCGGCTACTGCTAAAAAGCCTGTCGCAAAAGCGATAATAAATTCATTAAATTGTGTCATGTGTTTTTCCTTTCTAGCTCCTTACTGCGCCTAAACTTTCAACGGTTTTAGCGTCCCAAATACCTAATTCGTACATAATTTTAATAACATTAGAGTGATTAGCCCACTCCCATGATTGAAGGTTCTTTTGTTCATGAAAACGTGCATTGCTCCAGTCATAATCATCTTTATTTTCTATAGGATCTAAGGTAGTCACATCAAAGCTCCACAAATCAGCATTTATGATGTTAGATTTTAAATATTCAAGTGTAAGTGTTCCTCTTGAACACGAAATGATATTTTGTACAAGCGTTAAATACTCCCACCTAGTAGAGCTACAGTTTACATCTCTACCATACCCGTAGATATCCCCATCAGTCGGATGACTATTTATTTGCAAACCACATCCGTTATCAAACCAGATTGTCCATGGAACACCCGACCTGTCCAATCTATATGCCATCGGAGCCTTTCTTATGACAGGTCTAACAAGATTCAATTGTTCTTGCAAGACCTGATTTTGCTTTACTAAAGATTCCACTTGATGCTTCAAGATTTGATATTCTGATTTGCCTTCAATAAAATCTTTTGCTTCAAGCTCTGCTTTGGTTGTGTAGTCTGTTTCGAATCGTTTAACATCACGGCCGACTGCTTGAGCAAATTCCTCTAAATTGCTCATGGCAATCACGCTTTCGCTGCAGTATACGTTGCGACTAAGTCAAGGTTGGCAAACTCGTCAATACGACGACCTAGGTCAGCTAGTTTTTGAACGACTGCGCCTTCAGTGCTGCCGCTCAATTTAGAGATTTCCTCAGCGATTTCTTTAAGCGTATTGAGATTTTCAGGTACCCCATCACCTAAAAGGTCATTCTTCACTGCGGTTTTTGCCTGCTCGATAGCCTGCATTAACGTATCGTTGTCAATCTTTGTACCGATTAAGTGCATCATCATCTTGTTATCCGCTCCCAATGCTTGAGCGAATGCCGTTAATTTTGTTGTGTCCATTTGTTTAAACCTTTCCTAAATTGTAATAAAAAAGCAGGTCTGGAATTTCCTGACATGCTCCAGTCTCGCTTGCAGGTCTTTCCGCAAGCTGTTTTTTTACTTCCTTTGCGATATCTAATTCCTTTAATTTATAGATATCTTCCGTAACCAATTCCCTGTCTGAGTCTTCAATTTCAATATAAGTATCTCTATCACTTGGAAAGATATACCCTCCGACTGAGATTTCCACTCGGTATTTTCCGCTTGGTAGAATACTGTCTAAATTGAAATTGACAGAATGGCTAGCGACGGGAGCAGTTGTCTTCCACCTGCGTTGTCCTTTTGTTAGAGTGATAACCGCATCTTGACCCTCAAACGAGGTCATGACACGGTAATTCTCATCTAACAATTCAAATCCAAAAGTAGAAGACAAATCCCCTTGCTTAATAAGGTCGCCGCCATCAACTCGAGCCAAATTGGTTGTATTAACTCTGTGGCTGTTACAACCCCCTCTATGC